ATAATCATACCGCTAATTTGTAACTCTACGTTTTGACCAGAAAAATTATCTATTCTACATGCTGGTGTGAGAACATCATTAGACCAAAGAAACCTATCATTTGAAATTATAATGACAATATCAGAGATTCCATTATACCCAAAGTTCATTGCTTCGCTGTATATGTTTATTTCTTGTGCATCATAGTTAATTAAGAATGTGTATTCAAGTTCAACACCATAGTATTGTGAAAAAGATAAAGCTTCGTCTTGTGAACCATACGGTATTTGATTATATGGTTTATACGTAACACTCATGTTATCGTTTAAAGATTTAATAATCTCTTTGCCATAGTACTCAGTTAAATTGTGAGGAGCAAAGCTATCTATATGCGTAAACTCGTCGATAATATCGTTTTCTAGCGCAAGGGGTCCAGATGATTTAATAGCCATGATTAACCCCTTTTAATTTCTTCGATCTCTCTACGCAACTCTTTAATAGCTTCAATCATTAGACCCATCATATTTCCATAGCGGACTGCATCGAAAGTGTCATTTTCTTCTTCTACTTGATATATAACTTCTGGTAGAACTTCTTTAACTTCATCTGCCATTACACCAGTCATTCGATCTTTATCACCAATGTAATTAAACGTATAACCATTTAGCATTTCTACTTTGTCTAGTGCGTTTTCAAGTTTTTCTATATTTTCTTTTTTACGTCTATCAGATAAACTAGCCTTTGCAGTTATATCACCTTTTACTTGTAATGCTCCGCTAGAGTGGTTTAAAGATAAAACTGTTTGTATGGCACCAGAAGCGATTTGAGACTTGATAGTAAAGTTTTTCTGTTTCATGAACAGTTCTGTTTCTCTACTAGTTTCTATTTTAAAAGTAGTAGCATCCCCACTTAAAGATGTAGAAGAAGCATCTCCTGCGGCAGCACCAACAGAACCCCATTCTAATCTTGAACCTTCGGGTAGTCTAAAATTACCACTCGCTTTAACAGCGTATCCTGATATCGGTAAATATCTTTGATCTGATTCTGTTTCGGTGTAATATCTTGAATCATGAGTGTGACTATCATCTGCAACTTCCAAGTTTACAGCTATTGGGCTAGACTCTCCCCCTTGAATATTAAACTCTCCAGAAACATCACCAGAAAATTGAACTGTTGTTGCACTAGCCCATGTTGTAGCGGATTGAGCATTACCGGACAATTGACTTGGTAAAATCGTATTAGATATTTCAAGGTTGTCACCAATAAGTAAACCACTAGTGCCACTGGGATCATCTTCTATTCTTAAGCTATAACCAACAGGGGAATTTGTAATCGCAAATGCAGTGTGTGTTTCATTTGTTTGTAGTGCATATTTTGTAGTACCCTCAAAGTCAAACTTTATACCTATAACACCTTCATTCGATCCATCGTCTGCTCTATTGAGAATAATAGAATCGTTACTATCATGATTTATGTTTACTGGCTTACTAAGTGTAAGTCTTGTTGCACCAATTGAGTTTACGTCAATCGTATTAACTTTTAAAGTACCAGTCGAAGAAATATCTCCGTCAATTACTATGTTACCAAGATTAACTTCGGCGTTACCTATAGTAACTACGTCTTCAATCACATCGATAATATCATTGGTTGTAATTAACCAATCTTCAAACGTGTTTGAGATTATAAGTGGTGTTAGTGTTCTACTCATGCTTTTTTCTCTTTAATAATTGATTGCAATTCCACTACAACTTGTTCTAAACTATCAACTCTTTCATATAATTTATTGAACATTACTTCTCGCTCTTTTCTTTTCTTATGAGCTAACCAAGCTTGTTTATCAGAAGATATTAAAGCATGTGAGTTCTGTTGTCTAGAAAAAGTTTCTTGTGTCATGATACTGCTACTGCTCTATAATCCTTAACGTATGGTGCCAAATGTATTCCAGTTGATTCCAGTTCGATTTTTACTTGGAATGAAATATAATCTGCTTCTGATGTAGAAGGTAATTCATACTCAAACTCTCTATAATCTTCGGTAGTTGCCAATGAACTGAATACACTAGTATTTAGATTAGTTAATTCTATCCATTCGCTAAACTCTTCTTCATTATTTCTATATTTAAATCTACCATAAATCTTAACGTCTGTACCTTTAGGTCTATGTAGAGTGGCAAAAACGGTTAGTCCTTCAGCAGGAATCTTATCATCTAGTTTAACTTCTTTACTAACATAAGTCGAATTACCAAAATTCGCAAGAGTATATTGATATGCGTTAATAAGACTAATAGCGGAGTCGAATATAGGTGAAACGTTATCATCTACCGAGTTCAATGTTACTTTAGTGATAAAGTCTTGACTTGTTCCAGTAGCAATGTTTACAACATTTGATTGGCTTCTAATTACTCTTGGTGACTCCTGCATGTACTCTGTTCTATCATCAGAAAATGCTTTATCAGGTAATACGCCATCAAACAATTGATAATCTATCGATGTTTTAATTGTATTTGCTGTGTAGAACAATGCTTTAAAGTAACTAAGTGGAATATCAATAACACCATCTACTGCAATGCTACATCTAGCTCCACTAGTTGCGCCAATGACGATATCACCAGCCTCAAAGTAGTTAGTAGTTGAAGCAGAACTCTTCTTGAGATGTAGTTGATCTGATCTAAATTTATTGTAGTAAGTTACAATACCACCTTTAACAAGAGTTACTTCTACTGGAGAACTCGTATCAAACTTACCAGATTCAGTACCAACAAGAAGTGGCTTCTTGATAATCATTACATCGCCATCTGTATTAATACTTACGATAGGTGAAAGATGAACTGAGTTACTTGTACTCTGTTCGACTAACACATATTGATTAGCAGCAAATGGGAATGCGTTATTGTTTGCTGTAGTAAGTTTTAGATAATTACTACCTTCTTCAGTACTATCTACAGTAATTGAAGATGTGATATTAACAGTAGGTACCGTTGAATATGCTACTTCATTTGGTAAGAAGACGCCATTGATATCTTCAATTTCAAGAAACTCCATGTTGTCAGGAATAAGATTGATATGCGAGTCTAATGTAGAGAATGTATATCTATTAAGTCTAAACTTAATATCTTCATCTTGGTAAGACCTCCACGCAGAGTTATTTGTAGATGTAAATAGAACACCTGTACCCCAATCTTGAGAGACAACATTACCAGAAGCAAGATCAAGTCCGCCAACCTTTGAAGTAAATATATTAAAGTTTGGATTGTTACCATCTGGCATGACTACAAAACAATACTCACTATCTAGTGCTAGACGTACTGGGTTAGGGAAATTAACAGTTGTTGCTACGCTACCATCCGAAGAGGTCTTGATTACGTCAACAGTGTTACCATTAGCATCAAGTCTAGTTGAGTCTAAATGAACTTTAGCGAATGGAAGAACGTTTTTAGTTGGATAACCATTTTCAACTTCACGCAATTCTACTGTAACACCTTGTGTCGAGTCTTTCGTTCTAAAGAATATATCTAAGGAATCGATTAGAACATACCCAGACCCAGCTGCCATTTCAGAACTAGTAAAGAATGTTTGTGCGATTGGATCTCCACCAATACGTCTCATTCTCGTACTAACTCCTGTTTGAATTGTTTGTGTGTCGAAGTTAACTGTTCTAGTAGTAACATTTAATGCACTTGTTGTCAAGTCTAAATTGTATGCTCTGTAAATAAACTTAGCATAAGAAGTTCTTGCAGACAATAGCGATGCGTAAGATAATGCATCAGAGATTTCAAGTGCATTATCACCGATGTAGTAAGTGCTTGCCGGTATTCTAAACACTGCACTAATTCTACCAGTATTATCTGATAGTAATGCAATTTCACCACTAATCGTTTCTCCGAATGATCCTAGAATTTCAATGTCACTAACATCAACTTGACCGTTTGCATCAGGACTTGGCATTGTACCTTTTGCAACATTAGCAGTTACATCATCTTCTGCAAAGTAAAACTTGTGAAGAGTATTAGGTCTTAGGCCCCATACAAAAACTTTAACATCGTTTGATTCAATAAAGCGATTGAACTGAACATCAGTAATAAAGTTTCCTACATGTTGATTGATATTAGATGTAGTATTACGTAGAGCTGTGGCAGTACTCACAAATGTATCAGTAGCCCAAAAGCCGTTCTCGGATATCACTGTGCTTGCACGGGTAGTAGTTGATTCTGAAGTAGTGTCGATAAATCCACTAGCATCTAAAGTATCAACTAAATTTAATAGCGGTGTTGCTATGTCAATATCAATATTAGATGGCGGTCCTGGTATTCTATCAACCCCACTATCATATTCTGGGAAGATAGCACCTTGTCCAGTAAATAGGTAGAAGTTAGAAACACAGTTTCTAAATTGTGTTGCAAACCTTTGATTTAAAACACTTTCTGAACCAGTATTTGCTTTTGTGACAACATCTTTAAAGTAATCTACGTTATTACTATCTGTGTTAATATCACCTCTTTTTAGATGAACTGGAAACTCTCGTATTGCAGGAGTTAGTCTTTCACGACCTGTGTCAACTGCGGCTTGATGCTCTGCTGATGTTACATCTGCAATAGCTAGATTTTTCATGGGATCAACTAAGAAGCCGTTCTTAAATCTATTGAGGCCGCCGGCATCAGTGATAAGCAAATCTTTAGTATCTGTTTCTAAAAGACTTAATGTAGTAATCTCAGTTATTGCATCAATCTTTTTAGCCATCCCATCAATCTGTTCCATAGTGTATCTTGGATGCGCTCTGTTTTCAATTTTAGCTGCATAGATGCCACTATTTTGAACAGCATTACTAATTTGTTTTACTGATGCTAGATTTAGTTCATCAATAACTCCTGGAGCTGAAGGAACCAATGCTGGTTGACCCTGAATTAGTTTAACTTCACCATACATGTCAATTGCTACAGTGTCTTTTCTAGGCATGTAGTACTCAACACTAGCTGTAATCTCACTTACGTTTGCTACTGAAGTGATAACAGTACCATCAATATTTTTTGCTTGACCTGCATACAATGAGTTCTGATACACACTACCTACTGGTGATACAACTGGCGCACTTGAGTCGCCTCCAGTGTGATAGTTTACTAGAGGTACAACCGAAGGCCTAAAGTCAACACAAGATGAAAGCTCAAACGTAGTTCCGTTTAATGCTCTATATAAAGGTGTAGATGTTATATCAGTTGGGCTATAGCTACTACCAGTAAAGAAGCCTGCACCGTTATTTGTATTGTGTTTGTAGCAAGAGAATGATACTAGTAAGTTAGAGTTCAGAACCATGTTCAAAGTCTGACCAGTCTTCAACTCAATATAAGAATAGTCATACATACCATCTTTTTGATTTGATACTATTTTAAACTTGTTAGTAACATCTTCGATATATGTAGTCTCTGGTGTACTACCAGCGGAGTTGTAAATCCAAACTCTATCTAAAGCATATGCATCTGGTACACCTAAACTTGCTCTTGTCGCACCAGGTGTATTATCAACTGTGCTAACAGCAGTTTGAACTTTAACACTTAGGTTTTCTTTAGTGTCTTGTGTAGTTGGCACAACTCTTTCATCAAAGTAAATTCTTGATGTTTGAGGATTGATATTACTTGCTAGAGTTAATTGCAAGAAGGAATCACTATTCGAGTCTGTTACAATACCACCTGACGTTACAGCGATTTCTGCATTATTACCATCAATAACTAAAAAGTTATCATTATTAAGAGGTGTTCTAGTTCCAACGAATGGAATGTTTATTGTGTTGGTAGCTGAACCTGTTGAAGCTGTGTAAAAAGTTCTACGTACATATGATAAATCATCTACTTCAGTAACACCAGATTGATTAAAGCTAAAGATCATCGGCGCAGATTCTGTCTCATTAAGACCAGGATCTACTGTACACTTTTCTACTAAGCTTGGGCCAATGCCCGTAATAGCTGTTGTTAGTTTATTATCATTTTTTCTTAGATTGTATACATAAATCTTACCATCTTCAACATTAGATACAGAAGCTGTACCTATGATGTTATTACCACTATCGTAAAGATTATACTCTGTTCCATCTAAATTAAACTTAGTTACAAATCCAGAGGTTGTAAAGTAGTTACCATATCTTGCACCAACAGTTTGTTGTGTAAGCGTTTTAGTATTACTAAGGTTTGTTAGTGGTAGATATCTAGTAGCAAGAGTTTGTACTTCATAACCTCTTACATATGCTTTACCTGGAGATACTGTAACGTATTGATTGTCTACGCCACTCTCGTTAATTACTTGAGTATTTACGTTAAATCCATTTACAACATAGTTTCCTGATTCGTCATATGTTCTTCTTGCTAGATTATCGTTGAGTACATTAAATTCGGTTGTATCTCGAATTTGAATTGCAGACCCTCTCTTGTATCGAATGATAGCAAAGAACTCTTCTGGTTCTGCATTTTCTGCATACGAAACAAGTAATGGTTGCAACTTAAGTCTATCAGCACCAGGAGCATTAAGATTATTATAGCCCTGAGCGTTATCTAAAAGTGTTTGGTCTTGATTAGAACTTACAATGGTTTCAACTATTGTAAAGCCAATCGATACATCATCTGGAACAGAGTTATACTTCTGAACGATAAGTGTTTGGGATGAGACGTAGTTGAAGTGACCCTTTTGGTAAACGATACCATCTTCAATAGTTACACCGAAAGAACGACCTGCGTGATTAGTGAATGTAGTAACAGTTATGTTACCAACTCTATTACCATCTGGATCAAAGATTTCTAGCTCTTCGCCTGCTTCAAATTGATCTAATGTAACGTTTGCGCCTGTGGTCGTACCAGTATATTTGATATAAAAAGTTTTTAAATCTGGTGAACGTGTTTCAAAGCCTTCTGATGCAGAAATGATTTCAGCTTTAAGACCTGACGATGCACCTCTAACAGAGAAGAAACGTAAATCATCTTCGTTTACATCAGCAATACTTTCAGCTTCTAATTCTGTTGCTCTATATGGTAAGAAAGAAATAAGACCGTCTGTAGCACCTGTGATACCAGAAGTATCATCATCCAACTTAACAAAGAAAATATCTTGTAGTTCGTTAATACTAACACCTGTAATGATAGTACCTTCTTTATAGATATTCGAACCAAATCTCTCAACTTGGCTTTGAAGCATTGTCTGTAATTGAGTGAGTTCACGGGCTTGCACTGAACGTGCAGGTTTGAACAAGACACGCACGAATTGTTTTTCGATATCAAAATCGTCAAAATACGGATCTACATTTAAGTCTGTGTTGATACTCATCTATACTTTCTCTCTTTTTAAAAGTCAAAAATGAATTTGATTTTTTCTGTTGTGTCTTCTTGTCTAGTGATCGGTTTAAAATTAGCAAAGTGATAAAGTGTTCCACTCAATGAAGAATATTCACCGTTCGTAATACTATTTATCCTAAAGTTTATGCCGTCTGTCGTAGTATAATCTCTTTTAATTTTAGCTAATGGGCTATTAGCACCAATCTCAAAATCAGAAAAGTTATCATTGCTATAGTCTGTAACGTATATCGTAGTAACGTTTGTAGCACCATCATAGGTTGCAGAGTTAATTATAGCAGTTAGAACTTCTCTATTATTTAGTGAGTTTGGATTAACGATTTGTTCAATAACATAGCCACTAATTGCAGAAGCTGCATAGTTTCCTGGTACTGTAAGAACTTTTCTATTATCAAATGTTAGCGGAAAGTTTAATCTGTTTGCAGTAACGCCAACAACGTTTTGACTTTCGAACACTCTATCTATAGAAAGCTTTGTGTCGTTTTGAATTTGAGTTACAGTATAGTTTTGACCAGAAATAACAATGATGTCATTAACTTCAAGCTCTTGTGTGAAAAATGTAGAAGCACCATTTACTAGTGTACTATTGTTTAGAACGCTAATTGAACCAGCAAGTGTCGTTGTAGATGATACATCATTATTAAAATCAGGACCTCTCAATAGTCCTACTTTAGTATATGTACCTGTGTTAGGTATACTTGTCTCATCACTTGAAATAATATTAGCAACTACACCAATATTACTCATAGCAAGTTCTAGTATAGGATTCGAGCCATGACCACCCTTAGGTGATATAACTGGTCTTAGTGTAACAGATCCTTCTTTGTCTGTCAACCCCTCTGGTAAAACAACTTTTGCTGTAGCGAAAGTGTAACCACCACCGAAGTTAACAATTTGAATATCTACTATACGACCATTTGTATCTAGTACTGCATGTGCAGTTGCATCTGGAGATATGTTAATAATTTCTGGATTCGATGATTCCCCTAAAGTACTCTTAGAGACTTTAATCTTTGGTAAGATTTGACAATTCAAAACAGTGTTTGTTGGGTTTGGATTAGTCTCTGTGGATATCTCAATAACATCAGTAAAGCCTGCTGGTCTTTCTGATGCTACAATATCATACACAGAACCTGCTACTACAAGATACATGCCAACATAAGAGTTGCTATCTGCCCTTGCGGTAAAACCAGGATCAATTTTAATTCTTGAAACAAATCCAGTTCCACTTTGCACAGTGTTTTCAATATTAGATAGTCCAACTAGATAAGGCAAGAATAAGTTTTGAGCAAAAACATCGTTCTCACTGACTTTGATATTATAGATACCATCGTTAGATGCATCTTTAATATTTTGGTTATCAGAATCTAATACTGGATTGAATGGTAAGTCGTTGATAGTCTGGTGACGTGTATACTCTGATGGTTTTATTTCAAACATATATTTCCAGTAGTACCCATCTCCAGTGAAAAAGAAGCCGTCTTCATCAACTTCAAAAATAGCCGCCGATGGTAATACTGTAGAAGCGGCACCGTTGTTATTCTTAACACACTTGTATACTCTATAGTTACCTTCGTTGATGTTACCCTCTAGGACAGTTACATACATGTTAAGAGTAGATACATCTTATCTATCATCATACTCATCATAGATAGTATCTTCTACCCACAATCTCTTTTCAAAAAGAAACCTTAAGTCTGAGCTAACAACTCTCGTTCCAAAAATTACACGGCGAAGAAAATTGAATTTATCATTCTGCGTATTCGTGACTTCACCGTCTGTATTATTGTATGAAGAACCAATAATATAGTAAGAGTCACTATTGAAAGTGTTATAAAACTCTCTAGCATTTTCAACTCTAAAATTTTCAGTAATTACTTTTGCCATCTCTAAGCCTTTTAAATTTCTATAGTATCTAATCCAACAGTCTCAACTGCGGTTAGATTTTCTAGGTTCTCTGTTGTTAGTATCTCGCCATCTTCTGTAGAGAAGTCTTGTACATCAAATAGTTCTGTATCAATCTCAATACTAATATTAGGTACTAATTCACTTCTTGTATTTATAAGTGGAGAATTGAATAATTTTGTACCTGCTACAGAAAGCATATCTTGTACGACTTCTGAATAGTCACTTGGTGAAATTTGTGAAGATATTTCGTAAGAATATTCTTGATAGTAATAGTTATCATGTATCACTCGACCAGGTTCATTTAAGAATGATGTAGTTGTTTGTGATACACCATCAGTGAATCCTGTACCAGCAACGGTTGCTATACCTTTTGCTACTACAGTTGGAACAAGTTGAATTTTACCAAAGTCATCTAATTCTAATTCGCCTAAATCATTTACCTTTGCTCTATCTGCAACTAAGTCTACAACTTCACCATCGGTATAGTTATAACCTGCATTAGTTACAGTAACACTTTCTATTTGACCAACACCAAATGTTGCTTCAGCTTCTAATACCGCATCTGCCCCTATTTCAGCACTTTCTCTATCTTTTCTGATACCCGCTAAAGTATAATCAATCTCTCGTATAGTTATTGGTAAATCATCATCTAACTCATAGAAAGTTCTATGGCCAAAGAAGAAGTTATCATTAGAGTCTCTACGTAAGAATTCAGCTTTAGCTGTATATGAGTTTCCATTAAATAAAGTAATTTGTTGTGTTGCTATATCACCTGGTATCAATAGTGGTGGTTGACCTTCGAAGTTAATAATGTAGTCATGCTTTTTAAACTTAGAGAAAGTCGTTTGCTCTGCAACTGCATATGCTTCGTTGATATAGTCAAATCCATTATCGTAAATAAAGAATCCACCAACACCACCGAGTGTGAATTGCTCTTCAATAAATGCGTCTTCAAACGTAGTGTCAATGTCTACTACAGCAACGTTTGTAGGTGACCCAGACATATTGTAGTTTGTGTCATCTAATCTTACTGCTAAAAAGTCACTTATCACATCGGTAATTAGATTTACCGTTTCTGGATCATGTAACTCATCAACAGCGAATGAAGCTGAGTCATTAAACGCACCGAAGTTCTTACCTTTAAACGTAACTGGTGAACCACCTACTGTACGTTGTAGAGTAACATCTGTGAATAGCCAAACATCTCCAGAGTATGTCCAAGTTAGACCATTTTGAGAATATGTGTCGCCGTCACTTGGCGTACCTGGAAAGTTTATGATAGATGGTACTTCAAATTTTTCTGCTGGAGAACATCTCAAGAACAATAGAGGTGGCTCATACTTAATGACAAAGCCGTTCGATCCAGAGTTAGGTTCTACAATCACTTCATTTTCTGTAAACTCACCAAAGATAAATTTACTAAACTTTTCAACAATTTTCTTTTGAGCATCAGTGTCGGTGAACTTAGCTGCATTATAAAATATCTTAGAGTCCGATGCAGTAATGATTCCATCAATATTTAAGTCGCCGTTTTGAAATCCGTTTTCGTCAATCGCTTGAATGAATGTATGAAGTTCTGCATCGTGTAGTGTTCCAGTCCCATTCGCTACAGCATCAAACTCTTCTTTTATTTGTTCTATAGTTAGACCTGATACAGTTTCGGGCTTGACAGGAATAACTTGATTAGATATGTAGATATCAGTAATAGTATTTTTTCTATACAAGTCAATCTTCGTACCTAAATTAAAAGCCTTTTCTAAAGGCTCACTTAAAGTAATTTGATGTAAAGTTTGACCTGTTGTAATAACTGATGTGATACCATAGTATCTTCTACCACCTTCTATTCTAATAGATTGTGTATCGGTTGGGGCATCTTGTCCTGGGAAAGTTGTAACAAAAATACTTGGATCGAACTCAGAAGCGTTTTGATCTAAAGTCAATCTACCTTGATGTAAGGGGATAGTATATCCAAAGCCAGGCTTATTAACTTTTAGATTTAATTCGCCAACTGATCTTTCAGATATTTCTTTGACAGATACTCTTCCGTATCTACCCTTTTCTGATCTTGCTCTAATAATCTCACTCTTAGTATTACCAGTAGCCCTTGCTTCACTCTTTAAAACTTTCAACGCTATTAAAGACCCTGCAATTTTTGGTTGCTTAAAAGAGATAGCTCCAGTCTCAACATTCACTGTTCCTAATCTATCGTCAATGTTAAACTCACCAACAAGATCAGATAAAAATAAAACAGGAGTAATAGAACCAAAGAAGTTTTTAAATGTTATTTGATTAATAAACGCATTAGCCTTTGAAGTGTCACCTGTAATCTTATCGCCTCTTTTAAAAGCATAATCTTCTACAGATGTTACGCTTTCCATTTCGATATAACGATTAAATGAAAATACAGAGTCAGATGGTTTTAAAAGACTTGTGCTTGGATAGAATACATCAATCTCTTCTTCAAAGAACATTCGAAAGAATATTCTAATACTTTCTTCTGTACCCTTTGTAGTATAAATGTCATTAATATGCTTAATAATAAAACGAGTATCAACAGCACCTTCGAATGGTAGACCGTTTAGATATTTGTTTTTAAAATATGATAGAAAGTTATCATAGGTAGTATCAATATCACGGATTTGAAAGTTATCTCTGTGAATTCTTGAATCTAAAAATTCGTAATAGTTTTTAGTAAACTCAACAAATAAGTCACCTTCTTCCCTAAACACATCAGGAAATTGAAACGGGATGTCAGATGCTATTTTGTTTCTTATGTTACGCATTAAACTGGATCCACAACTACGTTGATATCTTCTTGTTTGATTTGTAAAATTCTATCTCTTTGGCTTATAATATCATCATTAGCAGTTTTTACACTTAGTCTAATCTTAGTGCCTTCATATCCTTCGACAATTAAACTACTTAAACTAACCTTACCAGTTGTGTAGTTTATTGTGCCTATATTTCTTTTATGAATGCTAGTTGTAGCTACGTTTGATTTGACTGCAAAGATAATACCATTACAATCGTCCTGTAGATATACTTGCGCTCCATCAATAGTAAAGACAGTAGAAGTCAATGATGATTGATAGGTAGACAGGCCATTTGCTTCATTGTATGGATATGGTTGATAAAGTACATTATTGAACTCAAACGTAGGACTTTCTCTAAGTCCGATTGGTGGCGTATATTCAATAATAGCTGTGCTATCGATCTCTGTACTAACAATTGCTACATCAATTGCATCTACTAAATTACTTACTTGAGAAGAAGGATATCTTGCATTAAAGCCATTGATATTCTTATCTGCATATGCTATGATAGCATCATAGACAAGAGTTCTAATTTGATTTGCTTGCTTAGGAGTTTTTAGAACATCGTATTTAACTTTTACTTCTAGCCCAACATTTAAGAACTTAGTAGGTACAAATACAGGTTCAATAGTAAGAGGTGTTTTATCTTTTAAGAACTCTCGGAATGAAGATAGTTCAGATTCCGTAGCACCTTCACCATTTGCAACATCTACTGCAATAACAACACGACCATATTGAGGCGGATCTAACTCATCTCCACCAAAGACTGATACTGAGTTGATATTAGGGAAACGTCTACGTAGTAGAATATCGTAATCTTTTTTGGTTACTGCACGTTCTTGAATTTGTTGTGCTTTAGGTGCAAACATTTTGATTGAGTCCAAAGTCTCTTCGTCTCTACCACCATCAGAAAATACTGCAATAACAGTTGCGATAGATAATGCTTGATTTAAAGTTCTGTTTGATATTGAAACACTTGTTACACCATTTGCTTCTGCGCCATTAGTAATTCTATAGTTAGCTAGAATAACATCTGTTGAAATAGGTTCTACGCCAAACGTGTTCTTACCAAATTGTACACTATATCTACCATCTTCTTCTGGTTGTAAGTAAAATACTTTGTCTGTTGAAGTTACACCAAAGATATCACCCTTTTGAATATATTCTACACCATTTACTGTAATACGTAAACTAGTAGTGTCTATGGTTGAATTAGAAAGAATTGGGTTATCAATTGAGACAGCTTCTTCTACCATACGACCTTCATATACAACAACACCATTCATAACAAACGTATTGCCAGATGTTCTTTCTGCTATATATTCTTGATCTGTTATAAACGAATATGTCTTATCACCACATCTTGCATTGAACTTAGTGTATCTAGGAATCGAAAAGAAGTTTGATTCTTGATCCGCTAAGATAGTTAAGTTTATAGTTGCGTAAGATGAACGTCTACTAGAAGGTAGGTAGTTTAATTCTTTAGCATGAGATACAACACTATTCTTATGTTGAGCGGAGTCAAGGAACATTTCTGAGATCACTACATTGTTATAGTATTGATTGTAGAATGTGTTGTACGCTAAAACATCTAGTAGCACATTAAGGTTGGACCCTTCGAAATTAAAATCAGCAAAACGATCTTGTGCTTGAAGATACGTTTTAAATGACTCTTTCATTTCAAAAAAATCTAATTGATTGATAGGTGTGAAATCTGACATTATCTGATCCTAGTTAGTGTTACATTAAATGTTACTGGTGTCTCTCTATTTATGACATTAAATACAATATTAACAATTGCTGTATTGTCATCGGGCCCAGTAGCAATATCTAAACCTATTACATTACATCTTGGCTCATTATATTCGATCATTGCTCTTAGTTCTTGCTTTGCAGTTTCTATAGTTACTGGATCAAAGTTTTCGAAAAGCATATCTCTGATAGAGCTACCAAAGTTAGGTTGAAATAATCTTTCACCCTTTGAAGTAGTTAACAAGTTTTTCAATGATTGTTTTACAGACTCTTCGTTAGTTTTACGAGCAAGATCAAAGTTCACAGGACTTAACGTGAAGTCTGTGTGAAAATCTGAATAGATTTCTCTTTGCTTTTTAAGAGGCGTAATAATTGCCATTGTGTGTTCCTTGTTTACAAGTATTTATACTAATGTTAACCGTTTCTAAATAGATCAAGTTTATGCATTTGAAGAGTAAAGCGCCACTCTTCGACAGTATCTTCGGGTACTGGATATGAACTTCCTTCAGAACCATCATAACCTGCTATCCAAAATGTTCTATTTTGTCTAATATCAAGATGTATGAATGTGCTATAAACACCTATTCCAGTAAACCCTTGTTGACTAGCAGTTTTGGCAAATAGATATTTTTGAGTTTGAGATAGTTGAGAGTAATTAATATCGATTGCTGCACCTGCTGAATGTTGTGAAGTAGTACTTCCACCAGCGAAATGAATATTATAGTATACGGATCTAAATGCGCTGGTGATAAAGAAATCTCCACCAAACACGTCAATAAGTCTTTTTAGTCTTATCCAGACCTCTGGTTCAACGTTTCTCCATCCAGCGCCTGGGCGATGGTGGCTTGGCGTATACAATCTTCTCTGAATTACTGATTTATTGTTAAGATAATGTTGTGTTCCACGACTATGCATATTCTTTACATTAGGACCACTAAAAACAAAATACCCACTAGCGCCATCTTCAGTGATAGTCTCCACCCAATTTTTCTCTTCGATAGACAAAGCTCTAGATGGATATGTTGATGGTATTCTATAATTAGGATTTGGATTAGCAGGACCTAAAGGCGTAACGTCAATGTCTGGTAATGTAGTTTCCGTAATATCGCCAAGTGGTGTGCCTGTTCGAGTTGATTCGATTTCTAGTATTCTTTGTCTTATGAGTTCACTTTCGGTTCTTCTAACATCTTCCGTAACTCTCTTTGCGCCCGCATTAACTGCAGAAATAGTAGCATCATTAGATAGTCTATTAATTAGTTCATCCATGATTTTAAACTTAGCTACTTTAGCTACTAGATTGTTTGTAGGTCCTTCCATGAAACCTTGAACAAGATCAGCAAACTGACAAAAGCGAAACATCAATAAAGCAACTTTTTTCAAAGTCAAGTTCTCAAAGCATCCAGCTGCTTTTGCGATTACACCTTCAATCGTCTTTTTTAGACCATCTATGCTTAAATCACTTAGGAAGTCTTGAATGCCAGCAATAGTTTTATTAAAAGCATTTGATACACTATCTGCAAAAGCAGACAGTTGTTTTGCTATATTCTTAATCTTATTCTTTAGTGAATTAACTACGCTATCTACAATCTTTAAAATGCTACTCTTAATACTTTGTAGTAATGCAAGAACAGAGAAGTCTACATTTAATAAAGCATCAAGACTTGAGGCTAAAGAAGAAGCAAGACCAAGAAGGCCAGCAATCTTCGCAAATGCATTTCCAAACGCACCACAAAGACCACCACCAATACTACCAGATAGATTGTTATTGAAGTAATAATCTAATTGAACTAAGGCTTCAGTCGTATCTGCTGTTAGCTTTTGAGGAGTTAATGCTTGCTGTAACTCGGTTGGATTGTATTGCGTTTGATCTAAGAACTGTGCCACTTCATAAATGTTTAAAGGACCTTGATTAACTCTTTCTGTCAAAGTTGAGTAATCAGCTTTATTAACTTTTTTAGAAAGTGATTGTAACTTATTTGTAATATCCAAAACTTGAGCAGCATCGTACTTAGCAAGAGGATCAGTTTGCAAATCAAGAATAGAAGTAAAATTAGAAATATCATCTATACCCAACTTAGGTTGAACGAAAGATGAAGAGTATCTACTAACTAAAGGGGTTATTGCTTTACAAGACATATTTTACTCCCGATTATCTATATGGTATGCACTAATTGCAGTTGGCGCTGAGCCAACCGTACTAATACCACCAGATGGTTGTTTTGCCGGCACAGCTGGTAAACTAGGAACTATTGTGACTTCATCTGTTGCTGTTGCATATTCGTCTCTACTTTTGGCTTTACTAGATTGTACAAAAGTTTTAGTTCCGTCTATATTAACATTATCACCACCACCCATTAAATCAATTCCAGGGGAATCAAGAGTAATCTTTGTTGCGCTATTAAATGCTATATCTTTTTCAGCAGTTAGTAAGAAGTTCTCTATTGTTGTTGTATGTACGTTCTTTGCCTTAACGAAATAATCGCCATCTGCATTGAGTGTAGTTAACCCACCAGAATTTGTTTTCAACATATCGGCAGCAAATATATTAACGTTGTCCTCATATGCGTGAAGAGCCATTGAAGCGCCACGCATTTCAATACCGTCAGAAACATTAACTTGCATTTTACCACGAACTGTTAGACTATAGTTCTCACACTCTACGTTAACGTCACCATTTGTCCAAAGATTGTATGCACCACGATCTGCACGAATATTAATATTCTCACCGCCAGTAATATCATAATCACCTTCAGCAGTAGATCGAATAACCCCTTCAGATGAATTTACAATATCGCCGCCAATAGACTTAACTTTAATAGTTCCGTTATCATCTATTTGAACAACACTACCTGATTGATGTACTATAGAAATGAAGTTAGGACTTACCGCTATTACACTTCCCTTGTTTTCATCGTTTAAAGATTCGATAACACGTGTCTTTAGATTTCTAGTAGGAATAATAGTAGCTGGTTCGTTCCATCCAGATTCCCCAAAACCAACAGGAACTCCTTCTTTATCTAAAGTTGCTTGAATAGCAGCAGGTGTTGTGTGTAACTCTTCTCCAGTTAAGTGAGGATTAGAAGGCGCTTTACCAAAGTTGTTAGCAGACTTAGTAGTTGCTCTCTTAAAACCAGAAGCACCTTCTACACCAAGCCCAGTCGGTATGTCTAAGTTTACACCAGGAATCGTACCTAGAATAAATGGGTGTTGTGCATCTCTACCATCTAAGAAGAAACCAAATACCCAATCTTCTGCCTCAAGAATTGCTTGAAATGCATTGCCACCATTTCTTATAACACTTGCCCAAGGTAAATCGTCGGTAGTCACAGAGTTAGGTGTAGACCTAGTAGTGTTACCATCATCTGAACCAACGCCAGAAGCGTTTTCAGGTGGCGGTGGATGCACACCAAATGCACGAACTTTAACTCTAGCACCATTTGTTGCATCATCAACAAACTCGACTACACCTATAAACCAAAGTAAATTTTGAAATCCTACCGTAGACATTATAAAGCATCTCCCTGTCCATACATTGTCAAACTCATGTAAGTTCTATACTCAAACTTATCAAAGCTATGCTCAATACTTTCTATTACGTATATACCTGTATATTCAGCATCTCTATCTTTACCAAGAGGATTATATTTAAACTCATTCAATTCAATTTGAACTAGACCACCAGCAAAGAGATTAGTATTTCTTCCATAAGTAGATATGGTTATCATATTCTGTCTACCATGATACTTAGTTGCGCTTTTTGTAGTAAATATTTCTGGGTAATGCATATTCTCTCGTACAGAAGGATTTAGAATAGCGCCGTCAGTACCTTCTGAGAAGTAATCTTTAATAGTTAAGAAGTTTTGTGTTTCGCTTAAGTAGCTATCGACAAACTCTTGGTCATGATTTAATTTAATCTCTGTAGGAGTAAACACATCATCAACTTCTTCTAGGTGATTATACTCATACACAATAGGAGTTTTATTTAAAATGTCAAGTTCAGTAACTCTCATCTTATAAGCACCGTACTTCATATCTTGCATAGTATCTACTTTATTACCAAAATCTATAGAAAGCAAATCTGACATTAACTTACGTTGTGCTTCTGGTGTAGTATCTTTAACCATGTTGTATCTAAATATTGGAATACTATCGCTATCTTCATTAGCAATGTCAATCATATCTTCGAATGTACCAAAGTAAAAATGTTCTCTTGTTTCCCAAAATCTAAATAGCATACTAGAGTTTTCTCTACTAAACGCACGTTTTGCTAGAAAGTCCATTGCTTCATCTGGTCGCATATTAGGTATAACGAAGTTGTGTTCACCCTCTGTTGCTTGTGATACAATTAAAGTCTTGGCTGGTACGTCTCCAAAAGAACTCCAATACCCCTGCGGTTGTTTGTAGAAATCTTCGTAAAGGTCGTTTACGATTTTAGATATAGTACCATTGTATGCTTTTTGAACTCTATATGAGTCCGAAATAAACTTCTCACGTGAACAAAAGTGCAATGTAAATTCAATGATCTGATCATCTTTTTCATTGAGTGGTCGCACGTCTGTTACGGAATAGATAAAATATCTTTCTTCTTTTCTTTCACCAAAATAATCTTCATACTCAATTTCTAATTCTTCTTTGCCACTAATACTTTTGATAATATTATTAGAGTCAACAACAGTAACGCTACCATGGATATATGATTTATCCATAGATTCTACTACGTTCCAGCTTTTAATTTCTGCAGATATATCAATATCGATATCGCTAAATGATGATACAATAGCAAATCTATCTAATGAATATCCACCTGCTTCTTTAGTTTCTGACATTCTTCATTAAACTCTTTAGTTCATTTTGTAGTTGTGG